AAAGTCCAAGATGTATTGAAAAGATATTCAGATTTGATAGTTCTCAAGGATTAAGCATGACTAACATGTTTAGTTTTAAATATCAATTAGCTCTCAATGACATGTATAATTTTGGTAATTTTGAATTATTAGGATATGCAATGGCATTGACTCGTTTAGAAACTATTAATTTTCTTTTAAATACTCAAAAACAAGTTAGATTTAATATAAGACAAAATAGACTATATTTAGATATAGATTGGAATGAAATAAGCACTGATGATTATTTAATTATAGATTGTTCATCTGCAATCAATCCTGATGATTTCACTAATGTGTATAATGATCCATTTTTAAAAAGATATCTATCAGCATTAGTTAAAAGACAATGGGGTTCAAATCTAATTAAATTCCAAGGTGTAAAATTACCTGGTGGAACTGAATTAAATGGTAGACAGATATATGATGATGGTCAAAGAGAAATAGATGAGATAAGAGGACAAATGTTGAGCACCTATGAGATGCCACCTTTAGATTTCATAGGATAATGATATGGCACTTAACCCCTACTTTCTACAAGGATCTCCTAGTGAACAAAATTTAGTTCAAGATCTTATTAATGAACAGTTAAAGATATATGGTGTTGATGTATATTATATTCCTAGAAGATATATTGCTAAGAACACTGTAATTAGAGAAGTTGTAGAATCTCAATTTGATAGTGCTTATCCTATTGAAGCATATGTTGACAGTTATGAAGGATATGGTGGTCAAGGAACTTTACTATCAAAGTTTGGAATACAGAATGTAGATGATTTAACTTTAATTATCTCAAGAGAAAGATATGAAAATTATATTACACCTTTAATTAAAGATGTTCCTAATATTGAATTATCAACTAGACCTAAAGAGGGTGATTTAATTTATTTTCCATTAGGTGATAGATTATTTGAAATCAAATATGTTGAGCATGAACAACCATTCTATCAACTCAAGAAAACATATGTTTATCAATTGAGATGTGAATTATTCAGATATGAGGATGAGGTCATTGATACTGGAATTGATACTATTGATGATGAAGTAGAACAACTAGGATATATTCAAACATTAACTCTGATAGGAGCTGCAGTCACTGCAACTGCTACTGCAACCTATGTTGCTAGTGGAGCAGTGGATAGAATTTCAATAAGAAATGTAGGAACAGGATATAAATCTTCTCCTCAACCTTTGATTGGTATATCATCAGCACCTAGTGGAGGAATATCTGCTGTTGGTATTGCATCCATATCTAATACATTTATTGACTGTGATACTGGACTGACTGATGGCAAGATAGTTGCAATCAATTTATCAAATGCAGGTGCAGGTTACACTGAAGCACCTATGGTTACAATTCAGGATCCTGAAGGAACAGGAGTGGGTGCTGCTGCCACAGCTGGTATCACAACCATTGGATCTATTGGTGTAGTGTCAATAGTAAGTGGTGGTTCAGGATATACAACCAGTCCATCATTTACAGTCACTGGAAGTGTTGGTGTTGGAACAAGTGCAAGAGGTATTGGTATAATCAATGCTTCTGGTATAGTAACTGCTGCTTATATTACTAATGCAGGTTCAGGTTATACAGCAATTCCAACCATAACATTTGATGCACCTACTGCTGCTGGTTCTGGTATTGGAACTGGATCATATGTCTTTAATGAAATTGTTGAGGGTCAAACATCTGGTGCAACAGCAAGAGTTAAAGAGTGGAATTCCACAACTAATAAGTTAGAAATATCTGGTATATCATCTAACTTCCATAATGGGGAGCAAATTATAGGACAAAATTCTGGTGCTAAATTTGCTATCTTCAGTGTCAATACTGATGATGAAGTATCTGGATTTGCTGAAAATGATGTCTTACAAACAGAAGCTGATGCTGTTTTAGACTTTACAGAAACAAATCCTTTTGGAATGCCCTAAAATAAAATCGTTAAATAGTACTGTATTGGTATAAGATAATGTTTGAGTATTTTTACAACGAAGTTTTTAGATCTGTAATTATTGGATTTGGATCCTTATTTAATGGAATTGAAGTTAAAAAGTCAAATTCTATTATTAAAGTTCCATTAGCATATGGTCCAACACAGAAGTTTTTGGCGAGAATGCAACAAGAGGCAGACCTAAACAAACCTGTTTCTATTACACTCCCAAGGATGTCTTTTGAGTTTTTAGGATTACAATATGACCCAACCAGAAAGTCAACTCAAACACAAGCAATAATAAATCAAACTCCTGATGGTTCTGAGGTGAAGAAAAATTATCTTCCTGTTCCATATAATATGAGATTTGAGTTATCAATCATGACTAAGTTAAATGATGATATGCTTCAAATCATAGAACAAATACTTCCTTACTTCCAACCAGCATATCAACTTCCAATTAATTTTTTAGGTAATTTAAAAGAAAAAAGAGATGTTGCTATAAACTTAGATAATATTACAATGGAAGATGATTATGAAGGAAATTTTGATACAAGAAGAGCATTAATATACACATTAAGTTTTACTGCTAAAACAACTCTATTTGGTCCTATCACAGATGTTACTGGAGATGTTATCAAGAAGGTTGCAGTTGGTTATGTTGCTGGTTCAAGAACAGGTACAGTTCCAGAAAGAAGTGTTACATATAGCACAGTAGCAAGAGCAACAAAAGACTATACTGGTGATGTTAGAACTCTATTAGCAGAGGAGGTAGATCTACTAGAAACTATCATAGAAGTAGATGATGGAACAAAAGTAGAAGCAGGTAAATACATTTATGTTGGTCAAGAGGAAATGCTTGTTGACCTAGTAACAGGAAATAAACTTACTGTTAAGAGAGCACAAGATAATACCACTGTTCAAAATCATGTTAAAGGTGCACAAATTCTTGGTATCAATTACACTGATGCTTTAGAGGATAATAAACTTATTGAATTTGGTGATGATTTTGGATTTGATGGATCTATAGAGGATTGAGGTTAAATTATGGATAATGAAACAGTAGATATAACAGTATCCAAACAGGTCAATCCTACAACTGTAGACATTGAGAAGGATTACAAATATACTAGAGGACAACTGTACTCAATTATTGAAAAAGGTCAAGAAGCAATTAATGGTATTCTTGAACTAGCAGAAGAAAGTGAGATGCCTAGAGCATATGAGGTAGCAGGTCAATTGATTAAAAATGTGGCAGATGCTACTGATAAATTAATGGATCTTCAGAAAAAACTAAAAGATGTAAATGAAGAAAAGGAAACTAAAGGTCCAACAACTGTGAATAATTCATTATTTGTAGGTTCCACTGCAGAATTGCAAAAGTTTCTGAAGCAGAATGACAAAGCATAAATCTGAATCTTTAGCAGATTTCTTCAATACCATAGGTGGTGAGAAGAAAAAACTCAAAGAGGAAAAAGATAAAATTATTGGTGATCTATCACTGGATAATCTTTTTTCATCTATGGAGGAAGAGTCACGCAAAATTAAGGAAGAGAAGAAACAATTAAAGAAAGATGTAGAAGCATTTAAGAATTTATTATTCAAAGAAGAAAAGAAAGAAGAAAAACCCTCTGTTGATGAGTATATAGAACCTCCAAGACCTGAGGAAGAAATAGCAGATGTAATAAGACAGAGTGAAAAAGATAAAGAAGAAACAGTTGTAGAACATGCTGTTAAAATATTAGATAAGATTAATGAAGAAGTAGAGACTGTAAATACTGAACCAGACCTTGCAAAACTTAAAAAGGAAATAGAAGTATTAAAACAAGTAGTTTATGAACAAGGTGGTGGTGGAGAAGTTCGTCTTGAATTTTTAGATGATGTAGATAGAGATAGTGTAAAAGTAAATGGTAAAGTTCTTCAATATCAAGCATCAAGTGGTAAATTCATAGGTGCAACTTCATCAGGTATTGGAACTGAAGATAATCTGAATACATCAGGAATCATAACTGCCTCATCATTTGTTGGAAATTTGACTGGAAATGTAAATTCCTCAGGAATATCTACATTTACAAATAATATACAGTTAAGAAGTGATGATGGAACACCAGGAAGAATAGATTTATATTGTGAGGTAAGTAATGCTCATTATTTGAGATTACAAGCACCAGCACACTCTTCCTTTTCAGGAAATCCTACAGTTGTTTTACCAAATTCAGCAGGCACATTGCTACTTTCTGATGGATCTGGTGCAAGTTTAACTAATTTAAATGCATCTAATATTTCATCAGGAACTATTAATAGTGCAAGGATTCCAACATTAAATCAAGATACAACAGGAACATCTGCTGGATTGACTGGAACACCAAGCATATCTGTAGTTGGTGTAAGTGCTTCTGGGATATCTACATTTACTAATAATATTCAATTAAAGAGTGGTGATGGAGATCCTGCCAGAGTAGATTTTTATTGTGAATCTGGTAACTCTCACTATACAAGATTAAAATCAGCACCTCATTCAGAATACTCAGGTAATGTTTCTATTGTTCTCCCAATTAAATCAGGAGATGTAATTGTAGGTGATACCTCAGGTAATATCACTCAAAATATAAACACAACTGGTATTATAACTGCAACAAGTTTTATTGGTAATGTCACTGGTAATCTAACAGGAACTGCTTCAGCTGCCACTCTTGCAACTAATGCTCAAGGATTAACTGGAACACCAAGTATATCTGTTGTTGACATTGCATCTAGACATATTAATTCTAGTGGTGTAGTAACTGCAACTAGTTTTGTAGGTGATGGATCTGGATTAACAGGACTAAGCAGTGGTATTGCTGGTATTAGCACAACAGGAACATCAGTATTCAATAACATAAATTCCTCTGGTGTAGTTACTGCAACTACTTTTGTAGGTAATCTAACAGGTAATCCAACTGGAACAATACAGACTGCAGCACAACCAAATATTACATCTCTTGGAACTCTTTCTTCATTAAATGTATCTGGTGATGTATCAATTGGTGGAACATTAACATATGAAGATGTTAATAATATTGATTCTGTTGGTTTGATTACTGCCAGAAGTGGAATGGTGGTATCTGGTGTATCTACATTCTTAGGATCTCAAAAAGGTATTAATGTAGTTGGAGTTTCATCATTTGCTGGTGCTATCAATGCAAATGGTGGGGTAGTTGGTAATTTAACAGGTAATGTAACTGGAGATGCTTCAGGTAATGCAGGTACAGCAACTAAACTTGCAACTGCTAGAACAATAGGTGGTGTATCCTTTGATGGTAGTGCTGCTATCAATTTACCAGGTGTTAACACTTCAGGTAATCAAGATACTTCAGGAAATGCTGCTACTGCTACTGCACTAGAAACAGCAAGAACAATAGGTGGTGTTTCATTTGATGGTAGTGCTAATATCAACTTGCCAGGTGTTAACACTTCAGGTAATCAAGATACTTCAGGTAATGCTGCAACTGCTACAGTTTCAGTCAATGCTCAAGGATTAACAGGAACACCTAATGTTTCAGTTGGTAATATAACTGTTACAGGTGATCTTACAGTTCAAGGAACTACTAACTCTGAAACCTCAACAGATACAACAGTTACTGGTATAATGACTGCCAGATCAATTAATGTTGGTGCTGTTGGTGGTATTGGTGTAACCTTTGATCAAGGTGGTGGTGTTTTCTCAGGTATTGTTACTTCTCATACTGTAAAAGCATCAAATGCATTATATCTTCCTCTCTATACTACAACTACTAGAGATGCTGGATCTTTCACTCAAGGTGCAGTAATTTTCAATACAACAGTTAAAAAACTTGAATATTATGATGGAACAAGTTGGAAGTCTATACCAGAAGTCTCTACTGGTCTTGTACTTGCATTAGACTCATAACACTATAAATAAGAACATGGATACTAGTAACATCGTTGACGAATCTTTAAGAGATTGGTTTGGAAAATCTAAATCAAAAGGAGGTAAACCAGGTTGGGTTCAATCTGATGGATCTCCCTGTGCTAATGAAAAAGGAGAAACTAAAACTCCTAAATGTTTTTCATCTTCAAGACTTGCAAGTTTAAAGAGACAAGGTAAAAAAGGTAAAGCAAAGATAGCAGCAGCAGTTAGAAGAAAAAGAGAACAAGATCCAGGTCAACAACAAAAGTCTGGAGCAGCAAAACCTACAATGGTAAAAACATTTGCTAAGAAGAAAGATTATAAATCTCATCCTAGTGGAGATCAGTCAGGAACTAAGTCTGAATCATATCAGAGTCCAATAGTTCAAAGAGTTATAGAAAGAGCAGAAGTAGCAAAAGAATTAAAAACTTTTGAAGAGGATAATACTTTTAATAATCCTAAACTATGGGATAGAGCAAAGAAATTAGCAGAAGAAAAGTTTAGTTTCTATTCACATGAAGCACATGATTGGTCATGTAAGTGGTATAAACAGAAAGGTGGAACTTGGGATAACATAAGTGAAGCAGGTGTCATGATGTCTCCTCAAGAATTGATGATATCTAAAAAGATGGCTAGATTGAATGTGCAATTAGCAAAGAAAAGAAAACAAACTTTAGAAAAAACAGATGCAGAGGATACTGATACAACAAAAACTGATACTAAAGAAAGTTTTGAAATAGATGAAGCATCAAGAATACCAACTCAACATGGAAATGTATATGATTTAACTTTCACTTGGAGAGGAAAGATGTATGCTATAAAAATGTTTTTTCCTAAAGTATCTAAACCACAAAAGGCAGAAGTTCAAAATGCATTAATTAAAATATATCCTGGTTCTGTTTTAAAAAGATTCCAAGTAACATCCTTTGATTCAACTGATTCATATATTCATGTTGGAACTGATGATATGAAGGAAGATTGGCAATCTGTAAATAGAAAAGATAAAACAGATGGATTAAGTCAAAAGGCAGTTGATGCTTATAGAAGAGAAAATCCTGGTTCTAAGTTGAAGACTGCAGTAACAACTAAACCATCAAAACTTAAAAAAGGATCTAAGTCTGCAAAAAGAAGATTATCATTCTGCAGAAGAATGAAAGGAATGAAGAAAAGACTTACATCTGCTAAGACTGCAAGAGATCCAGATTCAAGAATAAATAAAGCACTTAGACGTTGGAACTGCTGATTTAAATTATTATGAATGAAATCTATCTTGGTAATCCTAATTTAAAAAAAGCAAACACTCCTATTGAATTTACTCAAGAAAATATTGAGGAGTATTTAAAATGCAAAAGTGATCCTGTTTATTTCTCTATGAATTACGTAAAAATTGTGACTCTTGATGAGGGTCTTAAATCTTTTACACCATATGATTTTCAAGAAAAATTAATTAATAATTTTCATGATAATAGATTTAACATTTGTAAAATGCCTAGACAGACAGGTAAATCTACAACTGTTATATCATATCTATTGCATTATGTTGTTTTTAATGATAGTGTAAATGTAGGTATTCTTGCAAACAAAGCTGCAACTGCAAGAGAATTATTAGGTAGATTGCAAACTGCATATGAAAACTTACCTAAATGGATGCAGCAAGGTATATTATCTTGGAATAGAGGATCACTGGAGTTAGAAAATGGATCAAAAATCTTGGCAGCATCTACCTCTGCCTCTGCAGTTAGAGGTATGTCTTTCAACATTCTTTTTCTGGATGAGTTCGCCTTTGTTCCTAATCATATTGCTGACTCGTTCTTTGCCTCTGTATATCCTACTATTACTTCTGGCCAAAACACCAAAGTCATCATAGTTTCTACTCCTCATGGAATGAACCACTTCTATAGGATGTGGCATGATGCAGAAAAAGGAAAGAATGAATATGTTCCCACTGATGTTCACTGGTCTCAAGTTCCTGGTAGAGATGAGATATGGAGAGAACAAACAATTGCTAACACATCTGAACAGCAATTTAAGATTGAGTTTGAATGTGAATTTTTAGGATCAGTTGATACTTTAATAGCACCTAGTAAATTAAAAAGTTTGGTATATGATGCTCCATTAACACAAAATGCTGGATTAGATGTATTTAAAAGGGTAGAAGATAATCATGATTATATTACTACAGTTGATGTTGCTAGAGGAGTTGGAAATGATTATTCTGCATTTGTAGTTGTTGATATCACAGAGTTTCCTCACCAGATAGTTGCAAAATATAGAGATAATCAAATAAAACCAATGTTGTTTCCAAATATAATATATGAAACAGCAAAAAATTATAATAATTCATTTATATTATGTGAAGTAAATGATATAGGAGATCAGGTTGCTAGTATTTTACATTATGATCTTGAGTATGAAAACTTATTGATGGCATCAATGAGAGGAAGAGCTGGTCAAATAGTAGGACAAGGATTCTCAGGTAAAAAGACTCAACTAGGAGTTAAGATGTCTAAGACTGTCAAAAAAGTTGGTTCATTAAATTTAAAGACTATGATTGAGTCTGATAAATTATTATTTAAAGACTATGACATACTTTCTGAGTTAACTACATTCATATCAAAAAGTAATTCATTTGAAGCAGAAGAGGGATGTAATGATGACTTAGCTATGTGTCTTGTCATCTATGCTTGGTTAGTCAATCAAGATTACTTTAAAGAATTGACTGATCAAGATGTAAGAAAGAGATTATATGAAGAACAAAAGAATCAAATAGAACAAGATATGGCTCCTTTTGGTTTTATTGAAGATGGACTAGATGAAACTACTTTCGTTGATAAAGAAGGAGATAGATGGTATACTGATGAATATGGTGATAAATCTTACATGTGGGACTATAGGTAATGAAATACATTCTTTACAACGAAAATTTTGAACAACAAGGATCTTTTCAATCTGTTCAAGCATTAAGAAATTTTCTCTGTGATAGAAAATATGACATAAGTTGTGATGCAGATTTATCA